CGAATGCTCTGTAGTAGATTCTAACGTCTGCTTCAGGAGGACGAGACATCTGGAAATCAATTCTTAAGGATCTCGATTCTCTAATCAAACGAGCAAGTCTTGTAATATATACACAATCATTTTGATCACCAATTGGGAGTGTCGAAACATCTTGTGAGCGATCAATTTGACCTTGCTGACCATAAGGAGAAGTACCACCTGGCCATTCATTGATTCTATTTGTAGTTGTAATTAGAGAACATCTGTCCAAATCAATTACAGGAGAAAGCGATGACTTCGTGGTAGAAAGATCAATCAACATTGTGAGAGATTTTTCACCATCAAGTTTTGCATTTTCATTAACCTCTGAACAAACCATTCTTGGGTTGGGGAAGAAGTTTTGATCATTGAGTGTAATA